AGGGTCTGGACCTGAAGCCCTGCCTCCAAACACATTAAGCCTAGACCCACTAGGTCTTACCTTATCCATGTTTATTTGTGGAACTCTACCAGAGTATAGGAAAGATATTAAATCTTTAAAGGCTCTAGCCCATCCCTCTTTAGAATCAGCTACACTAATAACATCATCAGTCTCTTCCATATCTATGAATGGGACAGTGGGTAGGTTGTTTACATATTGTCTCTCCACTGAATACCCTACACCTGTACCATTCATTAAGATATATAATATCTCATCGAATGATCTAGGACTATCAATAGGTATGTATGAACAATTATACCCTGCTATATTCTCTCTTTCTAATGCAGGGCCAGCAGCCATCATAGCTCGCATACTAGGCATTACCTGAAGGGAATGGATACTATTGTATAACTCTTTCCAGATGTCAGCGTCTTGCTCTGCTAAAGTAATCTCAAGGTTATGTTCTATATGATATTTAAAATAATTTACTAACCTGGAAATAGTTTCTTCCCAAGTTTCTCTACGATTACTCTCGTCCAACCATCGTGAGTAACGAGATAGGTGGATGAAGGTCTGATAATCTGTGGGTAAACCCATAACATTTACTCCTCTATTTAAGTTTCTTTTCCCCATAAACAAGTTCAAGAATTAATTCTGCATAGTGAATAACCTTTTTAATATCTGTTGATCCTTCACCTTTAGTCTTATGTCTAGTAATATACTTCACTATATTACCCTCTAAAAAATCAAGGTTATTACCTACAATATATTCTACAGGCTGTATCTTACATTCTTTATAATGTGATCCTTCAACCTGTTTAGATAACGCATTATCAGGCATTCGTTTTGTCCTCTTTTCTTGCATTACTCTTACACAATATTCATCCCAAGATTCCGCCATTGTTCTATGGGGTATATCTTCACCTATGTTATTTAGTTCAGGAGAGTAAGCCATTTATTCTCTTCCTTATAAAGGATATTTCTTTGGAACGTATAATTTTATAAGCAAAACTCCTAGTGTATGAAGGGTCAAGTCCAGCCATATCACACACGTAATTAAAATCAGATGCGTGTGCTGATACAGATGTGAAGAACCAGGAGTCTGCTTGGCTTTGAATAGACCCTGATACAGCAACAGTGTATCCCACTGTCGAATGTGTAGCGTCTAATAAAGCTTGTAGAATAACTGCGAGATATAAATTTCTTTCAGGCTCACCTTCTTTAGTAGAATGCCTGAATTGAAATATCTCATAGTTAATATCTACAGTCCAGTCATATGTTTTCTTTTGCTTTTCTTCTTGATTTTTTTTCATTGATCCACGCTATTGGTATACCATCTTTCCTCTTACAGAATAAAAATTTATGTTTAATACACCATGTTGCGTAAGTCATCTTACCATTCTTATATAGCTTACTATTAGGATTATCAAATATAAATCGTATATCTATTTCTGGTTTCTGTGCCCTGATAAAGAGATGTTTTTTTCTATCCTCTAAAACAAATCTTCCTTTCACTTCTAATATTACATTGTTAGGTAAAATAAAATCAGGGGTGTATGTTTTATATTCAAGCCAAGTATATTTTATTCTTTCTTCTTCATACCTAATAGGTACGCCTAAGTCTGTAAGAGAATTATAAACATCCTCTTCAGACTTAGAACGAAACCTACTTCTTTTTTTACGTCTAGCCATTAGAAATAAGAAGGGGAACAAGTAAGACATCTTTGTTAGGTGGAGCCGCACCTTCATTAACAATGACTGCGAGATGAGTGATACCTCCCTCACGTACAGGATCATTAGATGGGAACACCCACTTAGCTTTATCTAAGATAGCGTCTACCACTACGTTTGTTCCTAGGTAGGATACTCCTGGTATACGTCCCTCGATATCTTCAGTAAAGTAATCATCGAACACAATAACCTTCGATAGGTTTGATTTAGAATAATCATTCTGGACTGTACCTATTGAATGACCTCCATCAAGAAAAGCAAAATCGACTACGTGTTCTTTCATAGTAAGGTTAGTGTCGCCTCTAATAAGCTCATACGAAAACCTGTGTGGAAACTCCTCTGATATCTTATTAAATTTAAGTTCAATCTTATCTTTAACTGTTCGTGATTTACTATTTAATTCCTTCTCATCCATTACTGAAGTACCTTCTTCAAATAAATCATACCCTATGTAATGAACATTAGAATCATGGGATGCTAAAGCTGCCATACACATTTGTGTACCATGCTCTCCATCCCAACATCCCACCTCAAGAATAGTAGAAGGCTTATAAAATTTTACCAGTTCCATAAGCTGAAAATATCTAAGGGGTGGTATACGAATAGGTTTATTAGCTTGCAATTAAATGCTCCTCTTCAACGATAGGCATTTTACTAATCTGTGTAAAATACTTCGGTCCATTAGAATAGTTAAACTTGCGTAACCCTTTACCATTATTAACGTGTGACCAACAGTGTAACTTATAAACGCAATAGACACACCCAAAATCCAGACGCCTGTTACCAGACTTACCATCAGGAATATCATCGTAACATCTAGGGGGTGGACTATCCTCCCCCACAGCATGTTTAACTTGTCTAATCTTCTCAGATACATCAGGCATCTCCAATTCATGCAGGTTGGAGACAGCAATCTCACCTGTTTGTTTATTAATTACAACCCAAGAAGCTATCTTGTCTCTTTTACTCTTAGCATATGCAGCAAGCTGATAGATATAACCAAAGGGGTCTCTCTTTGAGAGATCATCCATACCAAATTTACTAAACGCATAGTGAGATGCGCTCTTAAAATCTACCAACACACCATCTACTCGTGCATCCTGATGACCCTTGATATCATCAAGGTCTATTTCCTTTTGGGATTCTGTAACTTTATGACCAGACAGTTCTGATAAAGCAACTAAAAGTTCTTCTAAGATATTTCCATATAAGAATTTTATATATGTAGGGCCATCTATCCCCTCACCCTTTACTCCTTTAGAGCTATACCATATCTGTCTTAGTGGTTTTCCAATTTGAGAAAGGCGTAGGTTAGTTTTAAGTTTCCTAACTTCATAGACAGAATTATATATATGGTCTGCAATGTTTGCACCAGCTTGATCTGCTAACTCTCTCGCTACTTCCTTACTGACAACAACACCATCATCCTGTGTAAAAAGGGAATAGATATCTTTAACTAATGTTGAAATATTTTTCATTAGATAGATATGGGGCCAACATTTTCATGCTGACCCCACACTCCTTTTCTATTTAAGAGGTTGATGCAAATGGGATGTCTTCACCAACATCATCTGTGTATCCATCTGATACTGAGAACTCTGATGTAGCTCCATTAGGATTATACTCAATAAGATCGAGTACTTGTACAGAGTTTAGTCCAGCAGATACACCAGACTTAGCACCAAATGTCCAGTCAAAGGCACGATAAGAAACATTAACCATAGACCCATTACCTATAAGAACATTTACGATGGGGTTAAGTTTAGAGTCAACAACTCTAGGCGGGTCATTAAGCATACCATCCTTACGCCTTACCTTAGTCTTTGCAGTGATGTAATCACCACGAGCATCACCCACATTCTTAACTTCAAGGTTATCGCTCTTAACAATATCTTGATTCTCTTCGTCAAGATTACAGATATCAATTGTGTAAACACCATCTACATCGAAGGTGGTGTTAGGGGCCACAACAGAAGCCCAATAAGCAACGCCAGTAATAACACTCATACTCTTTACTCCTTACAGGTTTAAAAATTTTTACAAGCTGATAGTCTCATACACAACACACGTAGTCAACTATTAATTTATTTTAGTGTAATATAATTACTATCTAACTAGTATCGTAAGATACTCTACTAGTTAGTAGTAATTAGTTAGTGAGTCTCGGCCCATGTTTTTCCAATCTTATAATCATTATCCATAGGACATTTTAGTTTGAGAATCTTTTCAGCCTCCTTCATAGCATCCTTAGTAATGGTACAGAATACTTCTACATGGTCTTTCCTAACCTCAAACTGGTACTCATCATGTATAGATGCTACTAGACGAGCATCTATATTATAGGAACTTATTCTTTTAGTTATACATACTAACCAAGTCTTACATATAATTGCTCCAGCACCTTGTATTAAAGTATTTAAAGCTTTATGACTTGATCTTATAACAAGAGGTCTTCCATCTAATCCTTTAATCCTACCTCCCCTGGCTGTATGTTCAAGATTAGACTTGAGATTTTTAAAGGCTGGTAGATTTCTGAGGAAAGAATCTATTAACAGCTTACCCTTTTGTTTAGATGTACCAGCTATAAGCCCTATCTTTTCTGCGCCAGCACCAAACATCATGGCATATATAAATGTCTTTGCTTCATCTCTATTTTTTAAGCCAGCCTTGTGTTGATTATATGTATGTATATCTCCTTCCAAAATTTCTTTGGTAAACTTTTCATCATTCATGTAATGAGCTAGGCACCTAATTTCTAGTTGAGAAGCATCTGTACCTACCAAAACATAACGATCTGGATCAGAGACAGTCCAACATTCTCTACATTCCTTACCATATATTGAGTATGATGCAGGTACTTGAGCCATGTTAGGAGAGTGGTGAGCCATGCGTCCTGTCACTGCCCTCAAGGTCATTACCTTACCATGCACACGCCCATTCTTATCCACAAGACTACGCCAGGAATTAATCTGAACCATTCTCTTTTGTAGTAGAAGGCATCTTGATATAAGCTGTGCTTCTGGCAGATCAATACCCTTTAGAACTCCTTCATCTACAATCACATGACCTTTAGGTGTAACTTTCTTAGGTATCCATCCTAATGTTTGTAACCTTTCTGCTATCTGTTTACGAGATGCAACATTAAACACCTCTACTTTATCTTGTAGTTTCTTTCCTGTCTTCTCTGAGTATCGTTGATGGGTGATAGGTGGGAAGATTTCTTGTAGTTTAGTTTCTAACTCTATAGTCTCGTCAAGAAACTGGGCTACTAATAGGCTGGCCTTCCTCTCATCTAAACTAAATCCATTTATTTCTTGTTGATCTACTATAGCCCTGATCTTATGTTCTAACTCTATAGCCTGTGGTGGGCAACCATACAGGTGTGAACTTATATACTTATATAGTTTATGAGTTATCTCCACATCTTGTTTACAATACTCCAACATCTCAGGAGTATAATATTTAAAGTCTTCGCAGTCCCCCTTAGAACTTTTAAATCTCTCACCCCAGGAAGAGAGGGAATGCCCTCCCTCAATTTCTGGATACAGTAACTGGGATAACAATAAAGTATCAATGACTTTGGTAGGGGTGATTGTCGTAATATTAAAGCTGTTAAGTATCCTAGCATCAAAACTAATCCCATTGTGCATTATAAATTTGTCTATTTTTTTAGAAAACTCTGGAAACTTTGTGTAACATTCATCTTGAACAAAAGAAAATACCTCATTGGTATCTACATCTTTAGCTACAATGCAGTGTATAGTGTTTAAGTTTTCAATAAAACCATCAGTCTCAATGTCAACTATGCATCTCATTTACTGGCACCTTATAAGGCTCTGTTGTTAGTGGAAGACTTTTAATATCTTTAAAGGGAACAAGAGTAATCTTGTCTGATCTACCAGACCTACTATATATATGATATGGTTTTTTACCTACCATAAAATTCAAAGCTTTAACTTTTTTATTTACAAGGTGTAGCAATTCTAACCTGTTCGCTATTAACCATGTACAAATTCTTTCAAAGACAATGTAATCAGCCTTACCAGAAATCCACCCCTTTGATCCATTAACATTCTTTGCCTCAACCCATGCCATATCATCCATAAATTTATCATCCTTACGATGAAACTTCTTTAGACCTTTGACATCAAACTTATTATCATCTCTTAACTCATCACCTTTGATATGGTTCTTGAGTAAGAAGTCTTCTTTAACCTTACCTGAAACATCCCAATGATCATACATATCTTCATGTTGTGTAGGCCATACAGGGTCAATGAGATTCTTAGCAAAATGTTCCTCTATTATTTTAGCTAAAGCTAGACGTTCCTGTTGTTGAACCATAAATTTACTCATTATATTAATCCTCAACTACTGAGAAGTCTGTATCGTTACTCTCGTCTTCAAAAGGATTTGAAACTTCAGACATCCTACCAGTGTCCTTATTGTAATTCAAGTATGTCGCGATACCCACATCACCTGTGTATCTATTCTTTAGGATGCGAATGGTTGAAGTGTTGGCGAGCCTCTCGTCTGACTCTTGTTGGTTACGTTCCATAGATATAACAGTGTCAGATAGCTGGGATATACTTTGTGATCCTCTAAGATGAGACAAGGATACCTCTCTGCCATCCTCATGTCCTCTGTCTCCACCTACCCTACGAAGATGGGATACAAGCATTAACCCTACCTGAGTTTCCTCTACAAGAGATCGTAACTTTGTCATTAACAAATCAATACCTTTTCTTTCATCGCCCATATCTTCTTGACCAGATACAAGGATAGATAGATGGTCAAGAAATATCCACTTACATTGATTACCTGCAACCATATGTCTAATCTTATCTAAGATTTCATCTGTACCTGCTGACCCAAAGTGATCGTATGCAAAGAACCTTTCTGTACCTATGGTATTCTTATCGAATACATTAAGCTGGTCACGAGTATATGTATCACGAACCTCTTTAATATATAGTCTAGCGTTAGCCTCTACAGACATGATGTTAAGTGCTGTGTTTCGTATGGATTCTTCTAATGATAGTAAGCCTATATTATCTTTTGTATTATTCATAATGTGATGAACTAATTCACGCATTATACTGGACTTACCCATACCTGTACCACTGGTGAAGGTAACCAGCTCTCCAGTACGCATACCATACAGCTTATCATTCAATCCTACCCAAGGGTAAGCTACCGACTCACAATAATCATCTGTGTAAAGTGACTCACCTAAGTCTGCAAGATTTATAATACCTGCTGGTGTATAGGGGGTGGCATCCCACCATTTTCTTACGAAGGATTGTGTCTGACCAGCACATAGATACTCATTAGCATCTTTATATTCAAGGCTAACAATCTTACATTTGTTTGGTTTAAATAACTTAGCAACTTTAAGTGATGCTTTCTTACCTGCATCATCATTATCAAAACAAACAATAACTTGATCGAATGAACTAAGATACTCAAGCTGCTGTTGGCAATCCTTATGTGCGCTGGCGGCACCATGCCTGACAGATACTACAGGCCACTTCTCACCAAACATTTGGTATATAGATAGAGCATCAACCTCACCCTCAGTGATGGTAATAAACTTCCCTCTGGCTGGGAATAAATGTTGTCCAAACATAGCAGCATTCGATGTACTACCCTCAACTAAAAACTTTTTGGTAGGTACATCTCTAACCTTATTACCTACATGGTTTTTATCCTGGTCATAGTAGGGATAGATATGTTTGTTACCATTGTTAGCTACTGTCACACCAAACTTAGCACACACCTCTTTCTTAATAGACCTACTCTGTAAAGCAGACAGTTCACCTGTCGAAAATACATTGTTTATTACCCCTTGGATGGGAGCTTTAATAACACGTTGATCCTGATTCATATTATCTTTCTTTCCTGAAGCTATAAAATTACCACATGAGAAACAGTATTGATTACCATCTTCATACAAAGAGTTGGCATCACTTGACCCACAATTTTCACACTCTAAGTGCTTAATAAAACTAGTTCGTTCCACACCAGTTACTCCTAATACTATATACTTTATTAAAAGATTTTATACCAAGGGTTCTAGCTAGACCTTCCCTATTAATAATTTCTTCTTGTAGTTCTTTCTTACTATGTGAAGACATAACTTTACTTAATTTATTTTTATGCCAATAGCATAGTGTGTAATTCATGCGTCGTTCCTTTTATAATTTCTGAGTTTCTTCTCAGACATAAGTTCATACATATCTTGCGAAGCATATTTTCTAGCTGTCTTTGAATCATAACCTTCACGTTGGTACTCGGCCACAAGTTCTTTGTATGTTTTCTTTTGATCCTTTTTATTTTTTGACATCATCGTTCCTTATAGAAAATATGCTTTCCTATTTGAAATACTTTCTTCTTCTGAGAAGACCATCTTGGATTAACATATGTAGCATGATAGTAAACTACTTCTTCCATATTATCTACCACTACACCCATAAGGACAAGTGCTGCCGCATCTTGTGCTGTAAGATATCCCTGTTCATCAAAGATAGTCTCTGCTTTACCATCACAAAAATAACTGAAGGAACACTGGTTGCGTATAGGGTTACCTTTCCAATATCTACCAGCATGTACTACAGCACAGATATCATCTGGAAAATTAGGTGATTGAACCCTACGCATAACCACTACACCGACAGCTACCTGTCCCAGGAATGGCTCGCCTCTCGATTCAAAATAAATAGTTTCTATTAAGCATTGTTCTTGTATGGAAGTAACATATGCCTCTTCAATAAATCCTGTAAGAAGTTCTCCATCATATAACTCTTCTATATAATTATCATTAGATGCTTGAGACTGGTGTAAAAATGGTAAACTAAATGCAACAACCAGCATACAAGTTATAATAGTAATTGTTCTCATTTGTTTAATGCATCAACTGTGATTAATTCCAGTTGATCCTCCACCTTTTTAATTGTTGCACTAAGATATTCAACCTGGGACACTAGCTCCATGTTTCTTTTATAACATTTATATAAAGCTCTTGTGAGTCCCATGTTATCACGCATTAAATAGTTTATATCCCCATCAGTCATCGTCATGTACTTCATTTGAACCAAAGTTACTCACTATATAAGTATAAGAGTAATCTCTGGCAGGTACACCCCATTTTTCCAACACATCAGATAAGATATCAGTCATAACCCATCCCTTCGTAGAAGATTCCTTACCTTCCAACATTAAATGTTTGATATGATCTTCAAGTTCTACTGAGTTAATTGCATCTACCATTTTAACAATTCCTTTTCATTAAATATTAATCAAGATTGCACTGTTCTTCTTGAGCATACCATTCTTCCATCTGATTTAGAAAATAATTAATATCTTCTATAGGTATACCTTTAAAACTTTCTCCCTCGTTTATAACTGCGTTGAGGTAAGACACATAAATTGATGGTACTTCTGCGTGATCTTTATAATTAAATGTCATCATCATCAACCTTATATATTTCTAGTGTATGACCCATAGAATTTATGAGAGCTTCTAACACTGCTATCGTAGGGTTCCTCTTCCTATTCTCTACACACCAGATATGGCCTCGATTTACACCAGCCCTATGTGCTAACTCAGTTTGAGTGATGCCTGTATCATATCTAAGCTGTCGTACAGTCTCTGCCCATTTGTATGGGATTTTATCGTACATTTCTTTGTTCATAACACTGTCCCTAATGGTGGCCTACCCCTCCATAAAGTATAGCCATATTTATTTTCAAAATTTCCAGCAAGTTCTATCTTAAGTAAGTAAAATATTTTACCAAAGAGAAAGTATTCTTTCTCTACCTTTATTATCTTACCAGCAATAGGCATTATCTTGGGAACCCAATGACATCCTAACTCTATTAGACTTTGTTCATTAGGACGTTCCAATGAATGAATAATTGTATTAACTGCGTCAGCAGTATCACACCATTGAGTGATAGGTA